TACCAAGGATACTAGAGAGAGAATCTCATCTCTAATACCTATCTCTTTGACTTGAGAACTGTCTGGCTACGTGCAAACGTTGCCAGAAAGTGGCCAGGTTGTCACCCTGTCTCGTTTTACCCCCGGCGGGGTGTTCATCCTAAGATGAACTGCCAGCAGCTTTCTTAAGTTCTTCGTAATACTCGTTAGCGCGAGTTTTACCGAAGCTTCTTTTGATCATATCGTACTGACGAGCTTGTTCAGCTGTCATACGAAATTGCTGCTGGCCTAACCTCCCTCCTTGCAAGGAAGGACGCAACGAACCTCCTGTCAACGAGCCTGTTCGGCTCGGTGTTACAGATTGGGTTTCCACGTCATCAGAAACGGATTTCAGTTTTGGTCTGAGATTGCCGCCTGTGATCGTGGGGGTTCTTGACGTCCGCGATGCAACATCATCCTCATAAGTGACATTCATGTCACGGCGTGGGGATCGCGGAGGCGATGGCTTCAGGTTGCGCTCATTCAACGTGGGGAGGCGCACTTGTGTAGGACCTGGAGCTGGAGGTGGAGGTGCATCAGCATCACTCTCGGGTTCAGAATCATCGAGCCATTGCTGGACTCGAGTCGAGACTTGTAATGCTGGTTTAGGTGGAGGATTTTGAACAGTTAGCTCTCCACCCGTTTCCGGCTGAGCCGGGGTTTGAACCACCAGTTGTCCATCTGGTTCAGAATTGAGGTCTTTGTCTTTTACCAGTACTCCAACGGAATCAGAGTTGGTAAAGTCTGTCAATCTTCTCAATTCACGAGCGTCCTTATTCCTCTTCGGAACGCGGTGAGCATCGTTGTTGTTGATCTCGTCTATGGATATCGAAACCATACCCCATTCTAGTATCTTTTCGGTGTAAGAACCGTAAGATACGATGAAGTTGTGGTCATCAGATTTCTCAATGGGAGGGGCTTGCAGAGCCCAATACCCCTCCTCACTCACAGTGAGATCAAACGAAAGAACAACATCCTTCTCCACGCACTGCCCTTTTGAAAAGGAACAGCCGTTAACCTTCATGTCTGGGTGTGCCTCGACACACCCATCCGTGACTTTGTAATTGGAGAAGGTGCAGCCAGACCATGAATAAGCTTGCCAACCCGATTGTTTTGGATCATATGTGATAAACCCCGACATCTTCCCATTATTCGCACCTCCCTTGGCTTTGACAGCTTGGAATCCCTCACACTCAATGTAGACCTTGTAAGATCCAACATGGGTGGGGATAAGGAAGTACGGGGTAGCCCTAGATGAGTCATTTTGGACGTACCCTGCCGAAAGTGTTTCACTGGACCAAGATTCATCGTGCCAATAGTACATCTTTATGAAACTCAAAGAGTAGATGTCTATGAACTCGGAATTCTTGCGTGATTGAATTCGGCTTTCCGGCACCCCAGAGTAGTTGTAAAACTTGGGCTGGGTTGCGGGAGCAGGGGTGGGGGGTGGGGTTGGAGCTGGCGTTGGCGCTGGAGCTGGCTGCGGAGATGCTCCGTCTACCTATTTCGGATTTTGGGTTAGAACATCCATCGTAACGCGGAACGAACCCGCGATCGAGGATTTTCCATTACCCTTGTAGAGGATGGCGAATTGATCTTCTGTTGAGTCTCGCCAAACTCCACCTCCGATTTGATTGGACGTAAAGGTTCTCTTACCACCTTTGACGATCGAAAATTTGTTGATGGTGGAAGAGAGGGCTGAGAGCTTGTTGTGTGGATCAAGCTCATAAGCGATGGAGCCTTCAGATTGGGAAGAGGCCTCGGAGATGAACTCCAAAGTGACCTTTGAGATCTTATACTCATGGTAGGCCTTGAGAATTCCACTACTGAATGCTGCGCACTCTGATAGAGACGCCCCGAAGGTGAGCTTCCCGGAGGCATTGCCCGTGAGAGAGTCCTTCGAAAATACAAATGTTTCCCGCGACCCTCTTCGGATTCCAGATCCTCCTGAAGTGTTTCCAGTTCGTCGTCCTCGTCTTCTGGGGCGGCGTCGACGCTGACCTGCCGCGACCACAACCACTGGTTGGGTGCGACTTGCAGGGCGAACGCGGCGGCGGCTCCTTGTTCTACGTCCATTTCTACCTCCCGTATTCATTCACGATTGATCGCACGTTCTGGGAGATAGATAGGTAGATCTTGTACAAGCCAAAGATTGTTATTGGGACCGCTACGAGGATCCCAATCAGAATACCGCAAAGCAATTTCCAATCTATGGCTGCAAATGTGTGAGACTAAGCTATCCAGTACTTGCAACTCACGTATGTCTGGCTAGCTTCAGAGCTCCTGTTTTAAACGTTTTGTTGCTGGACTGGAGTGACCAGCCACTGGTACAGAAGCTCTACGGTTCCGGGATCGTGGCGTAACTCATTGAGTACGCTCATACAAGCGTCAAGATAACGCTGTATGACTTCCACAGAGCCGTTCGCCGGGTTGTAACCATATACAAGTTTGTATATCATTTTATTGGCATTAACCGGGCGTGCGAGGTCTTCCTTCTCGAAGACGTGTGAGCAAAACTCCAGTTGTTTTGAGACCTCGACTTTGAATCCTAGATTTTTATACACGTCTAGGTTCGTGTCGACTGACTCGAGGGCGTCGTCACCCATTGCCATAGCCCACGTTGCACCGCAATGGTATGCGGCCATCACGCGAATCCGAGAGTTGCTCGAACTAGTGTTGTAGGAGCCAGATTTCTGAACTCCCGCAACTCGTTGGGCTAGTAGGGTTCCATCGCTCAAGCACAGCACAGAGTTGGATATGCACTTCAACCAACACGCGCGTAGACGGCGCGTGAGATCTGTGTTGTTGAGCGTAAGTCGGTTGCGGACTTCCATGTCATCTTGTAACATCCATTCCGCAACGCTCCAGTCGAATCCGGAGCAGTCAGTCGGCACAGTGTGGTTTTGCCAATCTTGCAGTAATTGGTCGGTATTAACTCCACACTGTACTGCGAGGTTTTGCACAAACTCTCGCGTTTGGTCGTCAGTTGACAGACCAAAACCGGGCTTTGAGGGTATAGCTCGCCACAGTGCAATTTCCCTCTTGTTTTGATTTTGAAACAAAACCCGGGCTACCAGTTGATCCAACAACGAGACACTCATGATGAGGCGGTAGCGGCCTTCATCCAGCTTCGACTGCTTGTGGGGTTCTCCCTTTACGAATAATCGTATTGGATCACACAAGCCAGCTTGCACCAATTGCTCAGCTGTCATCTGATCAAACTTAGCTTCCGACATCTTGTGTAGTCGGTCGAAAGCCATGCGAGCGAGAGCTGGCAATAAGGCTGGATCTTCAATCCAGCCCCTGTGGGTGCGCCGATCGTAGCCCACAAAAGGGACTCCAACTCCGGCGTCTGGCTCGAGAGAGAACACCGCTTGCTTAAAATCTTCGAGAAAATCTTCCCAAACAAGCAGGTTGTTTTGTGAAGTCTTGGGGCATTGTGTTTGACAAGTTTTGTATACCTCCACAGTCTTCCGGATCACGCGCTCCCTATCCTCAGCTGATGGGATTTTAGCAGACTCCGCGCGTGAGAGCCATCTCTGCGCCTGAAGGCGCAGGCTTTTCAATTCGGCTGCGGGACCGAATTGGGGCCACCCGAAGCCACTGACTTTCTCTGCCAGCGCCGGGTTTCCCGCTGCAAGTAACCTCCCCCATTCTGATTCTTCTTTTTGTTTTGTGAAGTAGTATTTGGGGAGGGATCCACAGGCTTCGAAGCCTGGGATCTCCGAGGGGGTGCCACGTACTTCCCATCTGTAGAGGGAAGCGAAATAGGCGGTGAAGTTTTGGGCTTCGATGGCCGCCTTCGGTTGTTCTTGGGTCGTTTCATAGCTGATGCCGCAATTTGTTGAACAACCACCCTCTCGATTGCTGAGACGTCGATCTTGTTGACCAACGCTTCCACCACCTTGTTGAGAATATCGCTGCTTGAAGTAGCGACGGGCGAGAGTGTAGGGGTGGGCAAGTCCGTTTTGTTTTCGCGGACGGGACCGCGAGCGTCGTTTCCCTGAAACTGGGGGGCTTCGTAATAGACGTCATCATCATCAGCCCAGTTTCGTCCTGTTATGGATTTGAAGTTCGCAAGTCGATGTGCTTCTTGATAAGCTGCATCAATATCGTATTGAAGTTGTTCCACTTCTTTCTCCGTAAACAGGCGGCCTTTGAGTTGTGGCGACTCAAACACATAACGGTGTTTTGTGAGGCCGGGGATGCTGGGAATGGGGGCCATTAAATTGTTTGTCCTGGCATCATTCCCCCCAACATGAACACCCAAAATGGATTTGCCATTGAAATAGGGGGTTCCGCTGTAGCCCCGTTCTGTATTGCTTAGTACGGAGACATATGTGCCTTCCGTGCCGACTAAAGACGCGTTTGCACGCATCCAGTGACCATCGAACCTGTAGATAGAAGCTTCGCAGCATGAGAGGCTATCTACAGAGACTATGTCAGCGGCTTTGCATCCAAGAATAGACTCCCAACCTGGCGGACCTTGATAAAGGGCCACGTCGGAGTTCTGCGTTGTCAGGATTTTGTTAAATAGAGACAATTTGATCTTGTTCCCTGTGCGGGTGGATGCAATAAGCAATTCACCCTCCTGGGTGGATACATGTTTCGCTGTGAGCAAAGCATTGCTTCCATTCAGCAAACGCACGCATGATGCGTAACCTCCAGGAGAGTTAAGGGCGTCGTTGTGTTGGACCAGCAAGACACTATCCTTCGGTGGTTTTTGTGGTATTTCAACGCTTTTGAATCCGGGTGTTGGGATCTCAAACGTCGGCGAGCTCCTTCTGGATGTAAGAATCCTGAAGGTACTGGACGTCAGAGTGTATAACGAAGAAATCGCTGAGATCGGCCACCCTCCAAAAATCTTGGAGGCCAAACGGACCAAGAGCGTTGTGCATATATACAAACAACCGAGAGATAAGATCTGAAGGGTGTACCGCTTGATGAGGAAAATCAAACTCCAGAGAACGCCCCAGATCAAGTAGCTCCAAGTGAATATTATCAGCATCAGGAAAGTGCCGATAAATGCTTTCGCCATTGTTGTGAGCCTCTCGAACAATTCCTGACAGAACTTCGATGTGCCTTCTTTGAGGGTATCTGTCAGGATCTTCTGCTCTTCTACAAAAGCTTTCCAGTTTGAGCTGGAAACTGCGCAGGCTTGTGAAGAAATTTTCTTCACGTCCCTTGAGAGCATGCGCATAAGCTCTTGCATCAACTCTCTGTAAGAATCTGCGGAACAAAGCCGCAGGTTCATCAGAGTTATCGTTGAATTCTGGGGGAAGAGAAATTCGTCCCCCAGTTCGTAGCGCGTGCCTCGCAAAGGAAGACCATGCTTCGCGAGCGATTCCCCTTGTATAAGGGGAGGGTCGAAGCATAAGAGGCAGCACAGTAAGAACAGAGCGGAATAGAGCTTCGGCATCATATTCCGGTTGGAGAGCACAAAATGCGATTGTGATGGTGGCTGAAACAAATTCGGCCAACCGAACACTGAGGTCTCTCGGAATGTCGGAGAATTCGAGAGTACCGTCGAAGTTGATTGCACAACGCATAAATGGCCAAAGCTGAGAGCTTTGCAACAAGGGTCCCTCTGGGTCCCTTTTGT